CTATACCGCTACCTGGAATATAAATAATAATTGATTTATGAATTACAGTATTATTAGACCCTTTTGTTTTAATAACATAATCACATCCGACACCTTGTTTCATATTTGAAACGACTCTGTAATATTTAGCCATATTTAAACATCGAATAATTGAGTCATTGCTATAGGATAACGGATTATAACCCCACCATGATACTGTATGGAAGGAAATTTGATATCCAAATCCTGAAACTGGACAGGAGACCAGAGAATAGCATCTGAAACCTGAGCCTCAGCCACTTCCGGATCCATCATCGGCATTAAAACCGCTAAATCCGTTGAAGTTGAACCTATTAAACTTAATTCCGGAAGGATCTTGATCTCAGCAATACCATAATCATTATTAAGAATAAAATTCATAATAGTGGTATCTGTTCCGGTTGCCTGTCTGTCTTTCAGTTTATCGAAAGGTTTTCTGGGCAGCATCAGAACAAATCTGGTGTTATTGCTGTTATAGTTTTCCTCAGACTGAGTAGCAACTTGTGTCACCATGCCTCTGACATCAGCCAGAATCTCATCATTGGTTTTTTTACCACCGTCCCAGGCTTTATCCCCACCTGCGGCGGGAGTTGAAGAGACAAAATTACTGACATTAGGATTATTGAACAGCCCGTCCAGACCTTCCAGAGAATCCCCGGTAAACATGGTTGTATCCAGGTTCTTTTCATAAGCCCGTAATACTGATTTCTGATAACGATCCTGAAGCGGAATACCTGCAAAAGCAGCTCTATGCAGCTCTGTCACCGTATATTTATATCCTACGGTTTTAATCACCACTTTATTGGAGAATTCCTCGGTACTGATTCCGACATAAGGAACAGTAGTGGAACGCCCTACAGTTACGGGTTCAACCGAACCTGTCACATCCTCGATTCTGTAGGTGATCCGATCCAATCCCGGAGGTGTGGCTTTCAAAGGCAGTACTTCACGCCATCTTCCCAATGGTTTGTACTTGATTTCAAAACGTCGGGGATCAATCTCCTCCAACTGCCTGGCAAAGAATATACCGTCATCAGCATCCGCCCTGTATTCCTGGCGGCGCTTCTCTACTCCTGCCTCAATGAACCTCTCGTTTTTATTGACAGCATCGATAGAATCAGCTCTCTGATAAAGGCCGCTGTACAATTTCGGGTTATGCACTGTCAGTTTATTGTAGTGAATCCGTCTGAATTCCTCTCTGAGACGCTGCATCCCCCATTTTATTTCAGGTTCGCTCTTTGTAGCCGCAAACTGAGCATAAAAATTACTATCGGCTTTAATCGCTCCGATAGTATAATCTAATACGTTTAACATGTTATATAAACTCCTGATTAACTGATTCCTGTTTTTAGATTCCTATATCTCCTGATACTATCTTCATAGCGAAATTAACATAAATTTCAACTAGATCAGTAGGGCCGCCGGCCTGTTTAAAAACAGCCGGAATTCTACTGGCTTTATTAGTATCCGCATCCCCACGGAAAGTGAACTGAGGGGAAGACCCGCCAGCTGTATGGACAAAAAAGACCTGTCCATCATAAGCAACCGACTGGGTGGTTCTGACCACCATATATCCTTCACGCAGTACCGTAAAAGCTCTGCCTTGTTCTATCTCAATCAATCCGGTGGACAGTTCCTTTTCTTTAATCCCCTGAGCATGAATGATAATCCCGCTGAAAGCATCAAAGAGAAAATCCGCTACAGGTTTTTTACCTTGTCTTCTAGGATCAGTACCTTTAATCTGGACAAATGTTATTTTAGATATACTTGAATCCTCATTGGATAAAGTCGCGTCAACAATAGGCGAAGTCCGACTGATCTGCCCTTCAATGAATTGTTGTGTAAATGTATCTGCTACTGCTTGTACCATTGTTTATTTATGGGTTAAGATTGTTGAGGAGATATATAGCCTTCGGAATTCACTTCGCTATCCGAACCACCGTTTTGAAAATCCTTACCGCCGAACAGTCCGGCCAGAGTTCTGCTGTCCGCGAGACTGCGTTTCCAGTTGTTTCTGATTCCACTGAAAACACCGTCAAGAAAACTGTCATCACTGTCGGCTCTGTCCTGATCAAGATCAGGGAGTTTCGCCAGGCAGATGGCTTTTTTCAGACTTCTGACTGTGTAATCATCCTCAACCTTCAGCTTGATCTCTTTCGCCATGCCCAGCAGTTCTATGCTGTCTCTGACATCAACTCTATGCTGTTCAGAAGTGATCATATCTTCAGCCGCGTTCTTCAGTTCCTCTGTTTCTGTCTTCAGAGATACAATCACGCCCTCGGCCTTATCAGCTCTGACATTGGATTGTTTCAGAGCATTGATCAATGTTGATCTCTGCTCCATGATTTTCAGATTATCCGGATTCTCCTCATATGTGAGAGCATCCAATCTTATCTGATTACTGCCCTGTCCTATTTCTACGGCAGAAATCTCTTTTTTTATCATATTAAATTCCTCATTATTATCAGTTGATAAAACCGCCGCATCACTGTCCAGACGGATACGGCATTGTGATCCTGCTCGTCCTTTAGGTACAAGGGCGACATGATTATAAACTATATTAACCTGCTTCTGATCAAATATCCGACCATTAAAAACCCCGTTTTCATGTAATATGTCACAACGGTATCCGGCAGATAATTCAATCAGACCTTTATCCTGTATCTGGCTGATAGCGTCCTTACTCTGTACGGATATAGTACATTCAAGGCAATCGTCATCCGTCCGTGTTATATTCTCACCGGTTGTCCCATGACTGCTGACCTGTGAATTTTCAGGGGTCACAATCAGGCCTCCCGGATGATTCAGAGTGAACGGCTTCAATGACAGACTCCGCATTGAATCATTTTTAAAAACCTCATCAGGATGCCTTAACTCCCTGATGCCTTTTCCGTTCTGATCTTTATAAATGAAAACACCCGCCCTTGTAGGACGGCCTTTAAGCACCAGAAATCCGCTTGAATCCAATCTGTTATGAATCTCTGCGGTAAAAGTATCGTGTCTGACAGCCATTTTTAAAATAATCTCCCTATGAATTCCAGACCCCAATCAATAATTGATCCGGTATCAGGCAAAAAATGCAGAGCCAGTAATATAATACAGATGATATTAACGGTCCGCAGAAAAATACTGACAGTCAGACTTAAGCCCGGTCTCATCTGTCCGCCTCTCATTCTTATTCTGCCGATAGCGGTAATGGATAATCCCAAAAGCCCCATAGCGGCATAAAAATACATATTACTCATTCTGTGATGAGTCTCAATAATCGCAGTATAGGCTTCAGCTCCATCACTCAAAGAAAAAGCATACAGAAGACCAGGACAATACATTAGAAACACTGTCCATAAATATTTCATGCCGCATCCTTATTCGTAATGACAGCCGGATGTTGTACCGCCTGGAGTTCTTTATCGGCTTTATATTTCGTATAAAGCTGATCAGGCCTTAATCCGGTACAGGCAAAAGGAAGAAAAGAAATCAGAGCTGCAAATGAAATCCAAGTCAGATAAGGAGTTCCGAATACCTCCAGTCCATAAGATAATCTGTGAAGCAGACATGTCCACATAGCAAAAACAATCTGCCTGACATAAAGTACAGGATTAAACGCACTGGAGAAAACAGCCCAACAGGAGATAAATAATACCAGAAAAGCCATCAGGCTTACCCATATCTGTTCCGGGCGTTGAAGATTACCTGTGATAACAGCCAAGCCGGGCTGATTCTTCAGAAAAACCGTATGAGATATAAATAATGTAATGGGAATTATTATCAATACTCTATGTATATCCTGCGGTTGTCTGAAAACTCCTAAGAATTTCTGAACAAGATCAGTTTCAATGGTTTTCATCACCAGTCCGAAAAACGGAATAGGCACTTTCATCTTGACCTTATGTAGAAATCTTCTGTAAATCCACACCTGAAAGCAAACTCATACCCGTCATCAGCTTCCTTCAGGATATAGCCGTTTGTTAAGGTCTGTGAATCGCCGAACGATACTCCGGAATGAGAAAGACTTAACCCTTCCGAATCTTTTACATATACCCAGTAATTATCCCATGAGACATTTGTCGCCGTCCATTCAGGTGTTTCCTCATACAGACGGATAGGCCAGGCCATATTCTCCAAAGTCAGATATTTACCGGCCAGATAGGCATTCAGTTCCTCAACTTCAAGCAGTCTGCCGCCGATATTCCGGCAATAATTCTGAGCGTCACCATGATCCAATAACAGGGTTTTACCATATGTATCTATAATCAGATATTTAGTGACAAAAGTTCCATTGCCGACAACATTATAAAGTTCAGTCAGATCAGCCTCACGCCCGTTATTCCGTTTGTAGGCGGCATTATAATCCAGGAAAGCCGCGGATTTATAAACATCATGTCTATTAGTCAGTATTCTGGTATCCATCTTCTGAGTAGTCTGAATCACCTGTCCGGCATTCAGATTAGACCATACATTAAGTATCCAGTCGCCGAATACAGAACCACTGATGAAATACAGAAAGATTGAAGCTCCTCCGAATAAATACATTGATTTTTTGATATATGACCATAAATCAGAAGCGACAGCGGCAGTTCCCTCTTTGAATTTTTCAGTATCAAGCAGTATATTAGTCACTTTTTCCTCCACAACCGTACTGACACAGCCCTGCACCAATAAAGTGAGAGGAGTGGTCATAGGAATAGTGGAGTCGGTGAATTTGATTTTGATTATATGATTGACATCATCAATGACATAAGCGACGGGAGGACTCCAGGATGTTGAATTCATAATCCGGCATTTCAGACCGTCAAATACTATCGGATTACCATCCGTATCCTGCTGATGCAGATTCTCAACCTCGAAATCCTTCTCCCTGCCGTTGGGCAGCGTTATTGAAAATTCCGTACCTAATTTAATCCGCATTCGTGATGTGATCATTTATGACGCCTTAGATATCTTCGGTAGTTTATAGCCGGGAATACGCCCCTGACTGATTAGTTTTCGTGTGACGGCTTCGCCTTTTTCGAGTGTTTTTGAGCTTTTTCCTGTGAGGTCTTCAATGACAGCCTCACTCCAGCATTTGCAGTTTATGTCCATTCCGGCATGATTACGTTCTCCGGCCCTTTTCCCGGTTAAAACCGTAATCGGGGGAAAGTTCCAATCAATCACAGCCCCTTCCAGTCCTTTATGATCGCTGACACCACCTGAATTAGACTTAGACCGCACCCTTGCATTCTGTCTTGTACGCCAGATATAACGGGTTAAGCCGTTGTTCTGCTGTCTCTGACCTTCCAGATCAGCGTTTAATTTCTGCACCTGATCAATAGCTATCAGCTGCGCTCTGCTCTTAGTGGTTCCGGTCAGTTGAATAATATCGTTTCTCAATTCAGCAACACCGGTTCCTTTTCTCAAAGCCCGATTAGTCATTTCCTGAATGGAATCAAAATAAACACTGCTCTGAGTGATTATCAGATTCACATTCTGTTCTCCCGCCACATCCAGGAACTCATTTAATTCCGGTTCAAAAGCCAGAGGATCAACCCCGGATATCCGTTTAAAAGACTTAGAGAACTGCGTTTTATTATGCCTGTCAGTCTGCTTAAGCATCGGCTCAACCAGTTTCTTTTTTACAGCCTTACCGTATTTAGTCAGATTAGGATTTTCTTTACTGAACATACCTCCGAAGAACTTATTTAATATCTTCGCTATTACAGACTGAATAATATTCGAATCATTTCCGATATCGGCTCTTACAGAGTCCAGACGTTCAACATCATCTTTCAATACAGGAAAAAGTAAGTCTTCAACTAACTTAAATCCTCTGTCTATTTCCCCCTTCAGTTTCTTAGAATAGGAAACGCCTATTAAATCAGGAAAGAGAGGTTCGATAGGGCGTTTCCCTTGGGAGGCTCTGTTTCTGAGTAATTGTTTTCTATGTTGAGAGAGAGCCTGAGGCATAAGATTAAGTTATTTTTTTTATAATTCAGTTTTTACTATACCTGAACAATCATAAAAGCCAAAGAAAAAATTACAATTATTTACAGATAGTTATTGACCTTTTTATGTAGATTGTGTTAATATTCAGTATATTTTACTTATTATTACTATAACTACTTAATTGAGGCAAATAAAAATGGGATTAATACCCGACGAAATACCTGAAAAAGATCAGCATATAGCAAAAGAGTATTTTGATGAAACATCAATAAAGCAGAATCCAGATGAACCATCACTTCATCAATGTGAAGCAAGAATAACAATAGTTGAGCAGGCTTGTGAATTACTGGCAAAAGGATTTGTCCCGGAGAGTTATATTCTTTCATCAGGCGCTAATCCTATTGCAACAGTAGCCGACTGGATTGAGGATGCTTGTATTCCAAAAAGTGCAGACAAACCGACTCAGCCTTCCAAACAGGATTTTAAAGAAAAACAGTCTGCATTATTAGGGATATTGTCAGATGTTAATAAAACCGCAAACAGAGCAGACAGACATATTAAAGATTTTCAGATAGAAATTAAACCGCAATTAAAAAGAAATACAGCTCTCAACAATCTGCTTATATTATGTATACTGCCAACAGCAGAAGGAACCTTATTAGATGATATAGGCAAAATATTGGATATACCACGCCTCAGTCCTGAATCTGACCGAAGTTACCCTGAATCTGACCAAAGTTACAGAGAACGCCTGAAACAAGCATTACAGTAATGAAACTTCTTAAAAATCTTAAACTGCTTTTTAAATGTGATGATTATAAAGAAATAGCAGCAATACTGGGGGTTAAACCCCGGACAGTCTACTTCTGGAAATACCACGGCCTGCCTTCCAATGTTCAGGGACTGCTTAAACTGATTGAGAAACAGCAGAAGGAGTTAATTGAATTGAAGGAGAAGGATAACTATGCCATGTGATATACACGCACATATAGAAATTAAAATAAACAGCAGATGGGAGCATTATTCACATCCTGTTGTTCCTCGTGATTATGAACTATTCGGCAAACTTGCCGGTGTAAGACGGACAGATTTATTAATATTCCCCCCAAAAGGGTTGCCGGATGATTTATCAGTTATTACTACTATGAATGTAAAAGAATGGGCAGTTGATGGGCATACCCATACATGGCTGAGCGTTGAGGAAATAAAACAATTAAATGATGAATATTGTAAGCCTAATGATGATTGGTGGTATGGACAAGATCATTTAATCAGAAAAGCTTTTGGTCATGTATTCGGCGAATTATGGTGTAATTTTAATGATTGCAGATCAAACTACCCAAAAGCCATTCAAGATATCAGGCTGATATGCTGGTTTGTAAATTAACCAAAAGGCAATAATTTATTTAAGAAAAATGAATAATGAAATTAGAACAATGGATACATGCTATCATTTTTTATACTGTAATTGGTATATGTGTTAAATTGGTTGAAAAAATCACAATATGGATAACACCGGTAAAACAACAAAAAAAAGTAAAAGATTATTTCGAACCAATCCAATGGGAAGAGGGAATGTTTACAGCAGCACAATGGAATGATCCTGATTATATTTTCCCAGATCAAAAAACAGTCGTTAATGTAACTCCCGAAACCAAACAACTCATTTCCAGTTCTTCATCTCAAAAAACTTAATCCCATCCACTTTGAAATGGATAATCAAACCAAACCCAAAGGCAATAGCAAGAGATTGTTCAGCATATATCCCATAGGTGATAAATCCCAAAGGGAACCACCATTTATGGGTGAATCCTCTGTGTTTATCGGCCTTCAGCAGAAAAAACAGACCACCTGCAATGGCAGGAGGCCAGGGCTTTTTGAGATATGCCATAATGCAGAAGAAAACCAGCCCGACTCTTGCAGCCCAACGTGAAGGGATGGAATCAGTATCAAGGTCAGGAAAAAGTGAGCCTATATAAACCACAATACCGATCAGAACCGATTGTTCCAATTCATAACCGTAAATCAGACTGCCCGTACCGATAACGACTGAGGATATTGCCCCGATACGGGAATGATCAACAAAATTCATATTATGCAAATACTACAAATTATAATTACTTTGACTGCGATGGGTTATTTTATTATATCACTTGTAACCATCTATTTAGATCATGATACGAATAAAGCAATATATTATATACTATCCGGAATATTTGCCTTATTCCTAAGCCATTTTGATAAAAATAAACATGACTCCTGATAAATTCCAGACCTTTATCCAGTTCATCATTATGACTATTGCCGTAGGCGGTTGGGTTGGAATGGTGGCTTATCTGATCCGTATATACTTATGAAGAAAGAAAAACTACAGACCGGATAAACCATAAATCTTAAAGGACATACAATGAATAAAAGACAGGCTAAGAAAATAGTTCATAACATACTTATAGGCAAACCAGATAAATACACACCGCAGCAGCAGAAAAAAGCACGTCAAAATTGCCGCATTCCATATGTATATACTGGTGACATTCCAAGAAAATGGGTTGTGTATTATTCACCACGAACTAGGTGGAAATACTAATAACTCTTAACCGGCTTCTTAACCTTAGGTTTCTTAACAGGCATAGGCTTGGGATTGCCTCTCTTTGTCCCTTTACTTCCGCTTTTTGTTCCGTGTTTAGGCATTTTACGCTCCTTTGTTATTATTATGGATCAGGGGGATAATATCCCTCATCAACTAATTCCTGTTGTGTTTTCACAGTATAACCGTTCAAAAGAGCTGAATATTCAGCCGGAGGCCGGGCGGCAAACCATTTATCAGCTGAATATGATTTAATATACAACTGATAATTAATAGTCAGCCCTTTTGTTTTGACATCAATATCCCGATGATCTTTGCCGTATAACTTTAATTTACATATCTGAGCGTCTGTCAGCCCTGTTAAATCCGTATATTCCTGACTGTTTACAGCTTTATAGCCCCCGGCCACTTTATCTTTGACATATTTAACCCAGCATAATTTTATGGCTGTAATCTTTTCCGCTTCAGTATCAAATACAATATAATCCATTTAAAATCCCCATTTAGCAGTCAGATAAGCTAATATTCTCAATCTGTTTTCAGTACTGAATTCACCCGGGAATATCACTATTTCCGATTGATCTCCGTGATAACTTCTGGCGCCGACATCCAATGATTTGCCGATTCCCAGATTGACATTCAATTCCCAACTGAAAGCTCTCGGAGTTGAAACTGAAAAAATATTAGTATTCATATTCCAGGCATTTAAACCACTAACAGGTCCATCAATAACTGTTATTATAGTTGGTGTTCCATAAGGAACTGTGCCAGAAGCACTTGTAACATCAAAACCAGGACCTTTATCTGCATGTCTGAATCTTATTCGATTAGGGAAATTAAAATTACTAGGTGGTCTAAAAGTACCAAAATCAATCATATTTCCGGTATCTTTCCCGAAAAATTCACTATTCCCAAACCCTGCTGTCGGATTAATGACCATAAACATAGTCCGAGGTGCATTCAGAGCGATATTAATTCCTCCGCTGATCTCTAAGCCTAAAGCAGTTCCGGCATGGACATTTCTGATAGTCGGTCTGCTGTTTAATCCGTTTGATACAAAAAGCGGCTGTTCCACCGCCACACTTTGAGCAGCATCCTTCCCGTTACCGCTTTTGTCATCTTCCTGACTTATATCCGACACATTAAAAGTCAGCGTATCAGGATCAAAAGCATCCAGCCATAAGGCCGGCTGTATTCCCACATTCATAGGATGAGGAGTTGTCAAACCCGCACTTTTTCTGGTCAGATAACTCATTATACCGCCTTGATATTACCTTTAAATAACCATGTATCGGCAGCTGTTTTTAAGCCTATCACACTGAATCCGTCCTGACCGTCTATTTTGAAGTCAACATCACCGAGTACAGACCTGAAAGTCTGTGTACCTGAACTTTCCTGCTCAATCGTAATCTCACCCGATCCTGTTCTCCAGATTTCAAACCATGACCCGACAGGGATAGATACAGAAGTATTAAGAGGTATAGTGAAAACACGGTCATTCCCTGCATTCTGATATTCAATAACCTCCTGAGTTTCATTCAGGGCTAAGGTAGCGTCAATAGTTTTAATTATCGGAGGTAATGTAAGATCAGTCACTCCTCCGGTCTGCCATGTGGTTTGTCCAAGAGCTTTAGTAATCTCATCAATCATATCCTGGCCGGATATTCCCGCATTGATTCCGCCGTTTTTCTGCTTCTTCGACAGTTTTATCATCTGTCGGAGTTCTTTAAGCTTCGTTACAAACCCGTCTCTTGATACAATCCGATCACTGGCGATAACAGCATTTACAATCAGTTCAAGGATTACTTTACTGTTCAACAGCTGATCCACAGCTTCTTCAGCAATATCCGCTCTGATTTTCTTAGTCAATCTCCGATTCTCATTTTTGAATGGAGGAAGGAGCTTTTCAGCTATCGCGGGATAATCAATATCCACTTCTATATGTTTAGCGGCGGCTTGTGCCAGTATCTCCATCTGCGCATCATCCAGGCGTATCTGATGATCAACTACAAACTGTTTGATAACTAAATCAGCCGCGTCGCGTACCAGAAGCGCCGCTGTCTCTTTATCAAAAATCAAAGTCTGCTCATTCATTCAGTTCCTTTTACAATAACTTTATAAACCGGATTATTGTCAGATTGATATTTAATAATATTTTCTTTGATCTTCACTTTAATCAGGGATTTTTCTATGGCAGTATCAGCTCTGTTATCTTCTTTTGTCTCTTCTTCCTTTTCCGTATCATCTGATTTCCGCTCTTCTTTCTTCGGGTCTGACTCAAATCCAACAGGTTCTTTATCCGGCGCTTTCTCCAGGTTCTCTTCATCATCCGTCATCTGCTCCCTGGCTTCAAAATCAACTATAGTCTGATTAAGTTTAGTCTCAGGGGTTGAAAAACGGGAAACAGCCACTTCTTCAGGAAGTAATACTCCGTTCTGAATATATTTAATATCCACTTCAGCCTGTCTATCCCTAGTCTCAATTTCCTCAAGTTGGGTTGCTTCAGATAATGGCGGAAAGACAAAAGGAAAGTTTCCAGGCTCAAAGCCGAGCAGAAATAAAAACCGTTCAATATGCGGACGGTCTATATGCGTCTGTTCGTGTCTTAATCTCTGAAAATAATTACGTTCATCGGATTGAGCGGCTGATCCTCCGAGAGCGCCGCCTTTAGCTGAAAAAAAACGGGAATCAGGAATGCCCCAGGCTCCGGCCAGAAAATTGGAATTTAAAAGCGCCATTTCGGGTAATCCCGCCACTGAAGTTGTGGATTTAACTAATTTAGTACCGGGGGCATGGATCCCTATATTCTGATTATGGGCGTTTTTAGCAGCCAGAGCTGCAGCCGTAGCTATCACTTCAGCAGACCCCTTTTCTATCAGTTTTGTCAGATTCTCCATCTCCAGACTTTTAAAATTAAAGTCCTCAAATGTATCCGCCATTGCTTTAAGACTGACCCCGAAAAATTTACAGATGTCATGTACTCTCTGCACAACGGAATTACCCCACATATGATTTTGCGCTCTTTTCCGTGTGGATATAGGTAAGCCGTCAATCACAATACATCTTGACTCATGGGCTAAAGCCAGTCTCGAATATCCTGTAGTCTGTATTGTAAGCTGGTATATTTCAGGCTCACCCAGTTTAGGATGGTCAGCACCATGAACGCCGGGTGTATAATAGGAAAGCGGTGTAGCATAAAAACGATCCACAACCCATATTTTATTAGGAATTCCACGTTGAGAATCAGGCAGCTCAAAACTAAGGGTTTTTGTCCCCAAAGTACCATCATTAAATGAAGCGGTACCGACCTGCGTATCATCACCATAATCAAAATAGATTATAGCCCCACCGAATAACCGTCCCCAATACTGACCTGTAATCAGATGTGACCACATTTTTGTATCTTTTATGATCTGTTCAAGGTCTTCAACCTCTTTTCTGCGGTTATCGGTATCATCATCATTCGTCAGAAAGTCAATACCTTTGGAAAGGCGGTCATTAACAGGCAGTTCAACCCCGCGCCCGACAACCCAGTTACTTTCATACAGATCATCAAGCTCGGCCTGCTGAAGCAGTTTGGACGGCAGAAACATGGTGTTCTCCATGTTATCATCCACACCGCCATATCCTGTAACAGGATTAAACCAGTTATCCGCTCTGATCAGTTTGCCGTTATGGTCTACAATGCCTCTGAACATTATTTCCCTTTTTCTATTTCAGATAAAAACTCCCAAGCTGTTTTATTCCAACGGGCATCCGCCAAAGCATGGTGTTCTTCATCTGATTGTGCTGGTAATCCACGATTAACCAATTGATCAGCCCATTGTTTAATATCCCGGCAATACATCGGCCAGCCTTTAGGCAAATCCATCATAGTTCCAAAAAGCCAACAAAACACCACCCAATCATAATCAGCATAGTATGCCCAAAATTCAGGTTTGTCAGAACCAACAAAGTTTTTAATTTCATTAGCAATCTGTCCTTTACTCATCCATAGTTCAATACTATCTTCTGGTTCTGGCAATTGGCTAATGACATTCTCTTTAACCCAGTCAGAAGCCTTCGAGCTATCAAACTCATTATTGATAAGATAAAGTTCTCTACCGTCTTCTGATACAATGCCGATGCTGATCAGATCAATAGTATAAGGTCTTTCTATAAATTCCGTATCAAACCAATATTTCATTTTTCTTTTTTACCATCTGAAGAAAATGATTTGAAAAACTCTTTGCCTTTATCTAAAATGCTTTTTTCTTCGGGTTGTGGCTCTGGTTCTGTCAGAATTTCAGATGAATCCGTAATTATAAACTCCGCTTCATCCCTTTTAAACTCACCACACCAATGATCCGGCCTTACAAGCGGCCATCCGTAATAAGGTTCTCCGTTTTTGTCTTCACCATTAAAAGCCGGAGGATAACGAAGACATCTGCCAGTTTCTCTTTTGTAATAGACACAATCCACACAATAATCTGCTTTACTCATCTTTGTAATCTCCCATAAAGAGAACTTGATCTGTCAAATAATTTATCACCCCGTTTCATAGCCTTTTCTATTGCGTCCGCCATTGTAGATGCCGTAAGAGCAAAATAACGGGCAAAATTAGCCAAAGCCAAAGAATCCGCTTCATCAGGTGAAGTTTCACCTGTTCTGCTTTTATAATCTTCTTTGGATTCTATTTTCAGTCTGCCCTTACTATCCACCTTTGTCTTGATTGTCGGCAACTGTTTTTTATAAATATCATCTTTCAACAGCTTTAAGGACTTTTTTATGTCTCTGGAAAGCAGATCAAACATTTTAGCTTTGAAGTTAGTATAATTCTCTCTGTCTTCCTGAATCACACGGGCTTTTTTTTTCATTTTAGCGGCTTGTTGAGTAGAAAAATACTTACTATCCCCCTTCCACCCGCAATGAAACAGCACCCAATCAGTAGACCCGAAGTTGATTTCAAGAATTTCAACATTACTGAGGATTCCATGTGCTTTCGCTCCGGCTTCATCTTCGGCGGAATCTGTTTTATATTCTTTAAGAATGTCGATAACTCCATGACCGAATCCACCATCAACAGCCAGCTTCCACAATTGTATATCGGGATATTCATTCTGATGTTCTTCAATAAACTTAAGAGTATACCCCACAACTTCATTTGTGTCCTGTTTAGACATGGATTTACGGGCGATCTGATTGTTTTTAATGATAGAGGATAATACTGATTTATCTATACCGAAACGGGCGACATCAAGGCCTATATATCCTGTAGTTTCTTTTGAAAGATCATTATCAGTTCTCGCCCATGAGTTAAGTATATCCTGATCAGATACCAGTACATCAGAATCAGCGTCCGGAAATTCACCTAATACTTTCCCCATAAATAAAGGATGATCCACCCCCCATTCAATAGCTTTTTCAATTACCCATCGCGTATTGATTAAATATGGAACAACAGACGGATAAGAATTCAGACGGTCTAAAGCTTCATCATCTGAAAAATGACTGATTATCTCCACTTCTTTTTCTATATCCTCAATTGAATTAATATCAACAGCTTTAAGATTAGGAGAATCAAAACAGGTGATTGAGAAAGTTTTCCAGAGGCGGTTACTGAAACACTTGAAAAAGTCACAATTCCGACTGGTGGGATTAGCGATAACAATAAAGATTACACGATATCCGGCATTCAGAAGCCCTTCAGCCTGTTCCCAGAACTGGCGCTCAACCCCTGTGGCTTCATCAAAGATAACCACTGTCATATATCCTCCGTGGTATCCCTGAAATACAGAATCAGTCCCTTGTCCGGATTCTGACTGAACCCTTTTCTGAGGACTGAACCCTCTGGCGAATGTTTCTGAATTTATCCAGAGTTCGGTTTCATTCAGACGGCCTCTTTTGAGATCAGGTATTTTATTATTATAAGCCGTAGCCCATTCTTTCCAGAGAAGATCATGGACCTGCCTGTAAGTAGGGGCTGTAGTAATCACCTTGACTTCATTATAAGATCCCATAATGGCATCACCGATACGTGCCATGGTGAATGTTTTACCGACGGCATGGCAGGCTTTAATAGCGATTCTCTGATATTTACCGCTGTCTATAGCTTCTATAATCGGCTCAAAGTATGGCTGAAGCTCCGCTCCATGACCGACTTCTATATAATTACCCAGAGTATCCAGGATAAAATCAGCCTGTTTGTCTGTGAGCATCTTTAATTCTCTCCATCCGGGTCTGTACTTTTGAATCTATGTCTGTAGTTCCACCTGATATACCTTGATCGAGCCCCATTGCAAGACGCTCAGACTTATAAATCAGATCATGTGTTCTGGCGCTGACTTCAAGTGTCCTTTGGATAACCAGGAGTTTATCCGCCTCCTGTTTTTTTAATTTAGAATAGTTTTTATCTGCTTTTACATATTTGGAAAATTCTGATGTAGTGACAGCGGACAGAGTGCGCAATGTACGGGTATATTTAAGGTGTCTTGTGGTATAATCTATTAATTTATTGGTTTCTTCTTCTACTATTCTCTTAGCAGCATTCTTAGAAATAAGCTCTGTTACATTTGCGTTACTTTTGCCATATTCCCAACCATGTTTTTTAGCATTACGGGCTAATGACAGCCTATTAATCTTATATTTTACAGCTATGTTACTTTTTGTATCAATACCGGCTTCATAATCTGCTTTAATCGCTGCCAGTTTATAAGAAGTAATAGCCAAAACCTACCCCAATCTTAATTTAATATTTTCACGGAACTGATCCTCCGTGATTTTCTCTTCACACAATTTATGATGTTCCCCAGTCAGAAATTCAATAATCCTGTCAGACGGTATTTCATGTCCGCCTATGGATTTATACGCCTTCAGGTCTTTAATACTGTCGTTGTATAGTTTCATATGTGTACTATCTGATTAAATCCTTCTGTTGATCTCTTATAACATCAGCTTTAATTGTACATAAAGCAACAGCCGTCTTCAAACTCATTCCATTTTGCCCCCACTCCTGCTTCATACGGTCTATCAATGCCTTTTCAAAATCCGAACCTAAAACACGGCATATTGTCGTCAGACTAACATGAGTTTTTTTCATAATCATATTTTATTTCATGTAGAACAGGTTTGATATATTTAATACCTGTTGTCTTCTCCCAGCTACGCATATCATATGCTGGCAATCTGATTCTTTTCCCGGTTTTTAATTTTACAGATGCTATGTAACAATCCGGACTTAACTGCTGGGCATATTCACAAACAGATATTACATCCACATGGAAATAATAACCTGTCCGTTCTACTTCATCCACATCCTCTACTTCACATAAAGTCAGTACATTTCCACATTGGATTATCGGCGACACTTCAGTAGTATGTAAAAAAACTATATGCTGCCTGTTTTCCAATATTGCTTTGTATTGATCCCGAAACAGTTCTATAGGATAACGTGTCATAATCAGTTTACTGCCTCCTTACAGTACTCCTCCCACTCAACCACCTTGTCATTGATCATAACCTGCTTGTTTCCGGTGTATTGACACCATCTGGAAATTATTACGCTTACGTAATGAGGGTCTATCTCAATTCCAAAACAACGGCGCTTTGTCTTCTCACAGGCTATCAGTGTGGAACCAGAGCCTAGAAATGGGTCAAAACAGGTTTCAAATTCATAATCTTTGAAAATAGCTATAAATAAACCAACTGGCTTTTGAGTAGGATGTACTCTGCTTTCTTCTTTACCGATCAATCCATTATATTCAAATTCATATAATTTAACACTTGTACGATCAATATTAGTCCAGGCCAATTCACAATCGCCGAAAGTAGGCATTGTATTGTTTTTATCCCAAACCAACCAGTGCTTACCTTGTGGTAAAAAATCAGCAAAAAAATTACCGCCGAAAATGATAGCTTTTTTACTCTGAGATAATATTAAATCAAAACATTGTTTTTGCGGTCTTTCATTATCCCAATTATCTTGATATTCACGTCTTTTAATAGGTTTACCTTTACCTTCAAAACCACCTGCACCACTAAATCCTTTATCCCGTTTAATTCCATAAGGCGGATCAGTAAAAACCATATCAGCCTTCTCCTCCCCCATCAACTTCTGAACGTCCTCAGCTTTGGTGCTATCTCCACAAAGTAAAAAATGTTCACCCAACCTTATCAAGTCCCCAAGCTTAATAGAGGTCTTTTCAGGCGCTTCCGGTACCTCGTCGGCTTTCTCGTCTATGCCTTCATCATCAAGGCTGTCCAGCTCAATTCCTAAGTCATCTGCCAACCCATCAAGATTGATATCCTCAAATTCAGGAAGTTCGACCTGAAGTTCCTGAAGTATGGCCTCAAGCCCTTCCAAATCCCAATCTCCACTGATCGACTCAGCATTAAGCGCCACGTTAGCGGCCTTCTCTGTGACATCATCGAAATCGACAACAATACACTCAATTTTTTCATTCCCATCAAGAGCAAGCGCCTTAATCCTCTGGTGTCCTGAGATGATCGTATTCCTTCCGTCACGGGTATTAACTACAATATGCTGAAGATATCCGAATTTGTCCAGACTTTTCTCCAAACCGTTCAGGGCTTCTTTTTTAATTGTCCTGGGATTGTACTCCGCCGGATGGAGGTCTTTGACTTTGAATATCTTTTTTTCGGTGGATAGTGTTTCAGTCATTTGGCCATAGTTCGGATTTTTTAAGTAAATATTGAATTACTGACCGGAGGTTCCATGGATTAGCTACCCATTTATTATTATATTTTGCATAGACAATTAAACCACAAACGCACCTGGTGTTTTTATAAATACGATAACAGTCTGCTATATCGGCCATTGATCTGCCATCTGTTTTATCATCATAAATAAAACTTTCTATTTCAGAACCAGAAAACTCACATATCAGGTGACTATTAGATATATCGTGGGTATTTTCCAATATTTGATCATCACTTATTTTATTTGCCATACCCTTGATTATACACGCTTTCAGATAAAAATCAAAAGTTTTTAAAATAATTTAAATAAGAGCTTGACATAAGTGTAGTACTTCAATACTATCTATTTAAACATTACGTTAAATGGATTAAAAATAACTCAAAAAGGAGAGTAAATGCAGATTGAAGAACAACAAACCATAAAACTCAAATTCTGGTCAGATGATAAAAAAGAAGAAACCCTTATTAAAGAATATAGAGATACTTTAATGAGTAATGCTTATGAGCATATTTGGGAAATGAGAAATGAAGGTTATACCTCTGGTGAATTGTGCGAAATAATAGTTAATAATGATAAAGAATATGACATTTATGGCTGGTGGGAAGTAAACACCATAAATATTTAACCATCAAGGAAAAGTAATTAAAAATACCTAAAAAGGTCACGATGAGAGGAACAAAAGAATTTGATGAATTAATGGAACAATTTGAAAAAAATGTAAAAGAAATAACTTATGGCCATAGTATAAAACGGGAATGCAGACACTCTAAAACCCCCAAAAGTGTATTTTATGAAGATGGTCATATAAATGAACTCTTTCACGCTTATATGCTGGGTTATACATTCCATAAATCTTTATCTCTTTAATCTCAAACATAAACAAAAATGAAATACACAAGCCAGGCAGATCATGCTCTGATCAAAGAGAAAGGCTTTGATAAGGAAAAGATCAGAGAGCAGTTGAACGAAGCTGAAAAGCTTCAATTGTCGACTTATAAAAACCATGATTCCGTCAACAAGACACCAATTGTCATTACTACTGTTATAAATAATTACACCCCTGATGAAAGGTGTTCTTATGGTTTTTATTTTGATTCAGTCCCGGATTTAGGCAAAGAAACTTATCATGCTGAATATCCGGCCCATACCTCCTACATAGTGGCCATCCTATGGCCTGTAACTTCAGATAAAGAGAATTAAAATGAAAGATATCTACAAGATGAAACTACATGAAATATTTATATTAGCAGATGAAGAGAGTGCATTTATGACAGTCATGCGTGTACCTGGCGGTTGGATTTACCAATTTCATATAAAACAAGTTAATGTTAGTTCCACCTTCGTCCCCTGGCACGACTCAGGCCGCCAGATAGCCTCTGACGGGAATTATGAAGAGCTGAGAGCAAAACTACAGAATACAGAAAACAAATTAAAAAAAATCACAGATGACTTGTCTGTAATGTCATTAAAGAATACAGACCTTAAAAATAAACTGAGAAATGCTGAAGGTTGTATCGATTCAATCCAATCGGATATAAAAAGCGATGGAGGTTCTGTATCTTGGCTTTGTAAACAGTATTATGGGCAAAATCATTAAAATGACCTTAAAACCTAAAAACCATTGTGAGATATGTAAGAAAACCTTCTTCGGCCTTAAAGCGCACCTGAATAAAAAACATCCTGAACTTACAGCATGTGAGTATAAAAAAATGTTCGGGATTGAAATTGAAACCATCGATATTCTGATGGATAAACTAAAATGCTCCAATGAGGCACAATTGGCCGAAATCTTAGGCACCACAAGAACAGGTGGTATACACAGTCTGAAAAAAAATACTGTCAATCCTCATGTGAACAGGTTGTATAAAATACTGGTTATCCTTCTGGAACGAATCACGGATCAGAAGGAATTAAACAGAACCATCCGGCAGATCAGATTTCAGATTGATATGGAAGGTTGAATATCCAAAAACTAAATTTGTAAAAATATATTAATATTATTAGTATATTTTTCACAAAAAAATGAGATTGTTTTTAATTCCAATGATTTATTGTATAGTTGTGAAAATTTATACTTATAATATCAGTTAAATTATACATATAAATCAGAAAGGGAGACTGCCCCCTTTAGCTAAAGTCCAGAGTATCCAGACGGCAAAACCTATTAAGCCCCATTTGATTAATGTGAACATATTTTACTCATCTGCTGGTATGGAAGTAGTTATATCGTAATGCCCTGGTTGTACAGGAACATTATTGCCCATATTTAAAGAATCTTCAATCCAGTGGGTTATCTCATGTAGAGGACTTTTATCTGTAGTCTCGGGGATATACCCTGTTGCCAATAGCGTTAAAGCCGCTTCAACGCATATTATCCTGTTTTCAATTGATGAATTACTGGTCTTGTATCCTTTCAGAATATCACTGAATAGACTCACATCGCTTTTTATAATTCCACCACCAATTTCCTGTTTACGAATTAGTTTTTCACTCATCTCAGAAACCTATCGGAATGGTTATCCCTACACTGATCCAGGTAGCTGTAGCCGTGGCCGGGCTTCTTTCTATCTCCACTCCCTCATCCGCTAAAGGAACCTCACGACTGATCAGGGAAAGATTCACTTTATAGCCCAGATTATTCAAAGCCCAATGTGCTCTGAGTCCGCGTTCAAAGGCAAATCCAAGGTCTTCTGATCCCTCTGAGTTGCGGGCATCCACTTTACCGAACCCGATGAACAGTTCAATCACAGGGTGAACGTACCAACCTACTCCGCCTATAACAGTCTGATAATGCCAGGTTTTATCATAAAGAGAGTTTTTATATTCGGTTTTCTCAATCTGCGCTGTACTGTAGGTGCCGTAGATATTGAAAACATTCGAAAAATTATGTTTGAAGATGAAAGAAAAATTGCTGATAGCGAATTGAGCAGGCCCTCCGGTTGGTGTGGCGAAGAAGTCTCCACGCAGACCGACTTCAAAAGGAGGTCTTTTAATATCCTTCAGTTTACTGTCAGGGCAGACGACACCCTGAGAATTAAAAGCACAGGATGGACATTCAGGACATTCATTCCCGCCATCCAGCCATTTCCCGAAACTTGTTATAGCTCCCTCCTGAGCCCATATATTATTACTGATGAGCATAAATAAGCTCATGAAAACAAAGATTTTCACGCATAATGCTAATCTCATAGTTCCCCTTATTCTGTATATATTATGAATATGCTGTATCTTCTGAATATTTATTATTCTAAATGGATAAATACAATTTTTCAATGATTTAAATTCAGCCAGACCATTTTGTTGACATCAACAATATGGTCTACACCTCAATTCCAAATTCCCCACTCTCCTTAAAATCCTACCCTTTTTTATTCTGAAAGGAAAATAAATAAAATAATTTATTATACCAACAACAACTGCTTTTTAAGGTTTTAATACCTTTTAATTTGTTTTAAAAGTTTTAAGAGTTTTAAGGGGGCCGTAAAGATAAGCTGGATAAGGTATAGAAAAAATTGAGGTGTACAGATTTATGCTAGAGGTGTACAGATTTATGCTAGAGGTGTACAGATTTCTTACTAGAGGTGTACAGATTTCTTACTAGAGGTGTACAGATTTATTTGAACATGGTGACAAAATACTTCTTGACTTTTGCCACCATTTTAAAGTACTTTAAATTTATCCCAGAAATTAAAGCCCTTTAATAGATAAGTCTCACAACTGTTGTGAGAAGGCAATAGTTGTACCGCCCATGAAAATAATAATTATGATTACTAAAAAAACTGTGATAAAACATAGCGCCATTATACAGATAACCCACAAAATAACTCTTTTGGAACAGCATTTATTCAATGCTTTACTAACAGAAGCCTTTGATGAATTAAAAACACAATCTATACATAAAGTAAATATTGATGTCTTAAAAGAATATGTCCCCGGCATTAATAGTGTTAACAATCTTAAAAAAATGTTGAAAAATCTACGTGATACATCTGTGGAATACAACATTTTTGAAAAAGATCGTGAAAAAGAGTGGGGATGTTTAAGCCTATTGGCTGGAGTAAGAATCGGCAAATTCAATAAAATATGTTATTTTTCCTTTGCTCCTGAATTAATCCCGGCTTTAAGTGATCCCAGAATATATTCTAAAATCAATTTAAAGCTTCAAAAAGAATATAAGGGAGGACAATATGGCTGGGCGCTTTATGAACTATGTTGGGATTATAAGACCACTATAAGCAGTAATCCAGAAATAGGTAGAACCCCGGAGTCTACTATAACAAAATTAAAAGATTATTTTGGTATTGCTCCCGATAGATATAAGCAATTTAAAAATTTCAACCGTAGAGTATTACAACCGGCTATTAAAGAAGTAAATAAACAGACTGATATTTTAATTAAACCGGAAACACAGAAAAAAGGTCAGGCAATTCATAGTATTATTTTTCATATTACTAAAAATCCGAAATTTAAAAAATTCTTAAGTCTGCCGAATATTCCAATAGAACAAATTACACTCCCATTCCAGGAAGATAGTATTGACACAATACTAAAAGACCTTAAAATAACAACAAAAGTGATTAAGGATATAACAAAACAATATTCTGATAAACAAATTAAACAAGCTTTAAAAATATGTGCTGATAATGAAGAGCAAGGCTCAAATATTACATATCCCGGCCCTTATCTGAAACGGATTTTAGCATCTGTGAATAATTCACAGTCTTTGTTAGAAGCGCCTGAAGACAAAGAAACTTTAGCAAAACAACAGGCGCTTGGGACCGCTGAGAATGAGGCTGCAAAAGAACTGTACCAGAGCATGACAGAGGAACAGAAATTTAATCACATGCTTGAAACATCAGAGGCGTTGATTAAGGTATACTCCAAACTGACAACGGAAAATCAAGAGAAGGTAAGGCAATATGCCTATAAGGAAGTATTTACATCTTTCAGTCTTTTTAAACCATGTTACAACGCCATTATTTATGATGCTGAGGAACTAGGAAATAAACAATGAAAATAGATAAGAAGCTCCTACCTCTTAAGAAACGTGAGTGGATATATGTTATGCCCCCGGCTGAATATGAAATTGACTGTGATCGTTGCAATGGGACAAATATCGCATGGTCTGAGTTTGTGCATATGATCTGGTGTTATGATTGTAAAGTGGATACAGAAGGGTTTGCAGGTGTTTTTAGTGGGCCTATCCCTATTCAGGCTGCCGAACTGTTAGGAATGAGTTTTGATAGAATTCGTTTAAAAGATCAGAAATTATTGAAATTTAATCCGGACACATTATCTTACAGCCCTGTTATTGATGAGGCTGTTGAGCAGAGGGATAAATAATTTAAAAGGAGAATATGACAGGATTATTAATAAGAATTTACCGTGCGGTATTCAAAAAAAAAGAAACTAGACAAGTACTTTTAATTAAATACGACAAAGACGTGGTTATCAGAACAGCACATCAATCTGATTGCGGTTGGATAGCCAAATGCTTTGAATCCACTGAGGACAGTTGGTGCGTCTTACTGCCAGACGGCAGGACAGAAGGATATTCATTAGTCAAAAACTGGCTGCCGCATAAAGGCTGGAAATGGGAAGAACTTATTATCCTTAGAGAGAACCTACCGAAATTCACAATAAATAACCACTAAAGGGAAAAATTATGACTTTACCACCACATCCGGCACCCCGAAAAAATGAAACAGAAAGAGAATATACTTTAAGAATTATAAAATGGGCGGATACTAATCATAAATATCAGTTATTCACAATAGCCTGCATAGGAGTAGGGTCAATATTATTACTTGTATCTGTTTTTTTATTGATCTGATCAACCCGGAGTAATTTAAAAAATGAACAAATGGCAATCTAAAGCACTCAAATTAGTTTCCCGAAAGAAAATAATCAGAATCAGCCATGAGGAGATTGACAGTGCTGTAGATGAATATCTGGCTCATGGAGGCAGAATCGTGAAGATTAAGATGGATAACCGCCCTTTTAAGAACATACCTGTTCATAATGAGGATATTTACCGATGACACCCTAACATAACAACTTGGAGGAATAAAATGAAAGAGGAAATACAGAAAGCAGAGATAAAAAACACAACACCATTTTCTATTGAGCCGGGATCATCAATCACCATTAGCGGTGCTTCTGTCTTTAAGCTCAGTCTATGGGGTAAAATCAAACAGACTCTTATGTTCTGGAGGGATAAAACAGATTCCTACACATACAATGGCACTTATAAAATTAATAAAGTGACTGAAACAACTATTACTTTTGATGATGACAAATGACTTCTGACACGCACTCCCTGAACAGCGCATTGAAAACGGCGGTTAAGTCGGAACGTCTTACCGCATTACAGCACTTCAGCATTATCAGACAATACTGGAAAATAATTATAGGTGCTCCTCTGGAAAACAAAACCGCTCCTCTTAAACTGGAGAATAAAACTCTGTTTATTCTGGTTAAGGATGCTTCCTATCATCATCATCTGGAGTATTTTATTCAGGAGATGCTTGATCTGATGGCGTCTGAAGCTATATTGGGAGAAGGGAAAGTAACAAAGATTGTTTTCAGAGTGGGAGAACAGCTGAAAGCACCTGAAATCAGAAACGGTCATAAACACCATTTAAGACCACTTGAGAGCGAAGAAGAAAAAAAGGTCAGTGAGGTATCAAAGAATATAAAAGATGACGAATTAAGGGCATCATTCGCCGGATGGATGGCTAAAATCAAAAGGAGGAGGAATGAATAGAGAAAATTATGAAAAAGCTACTGGATTATTCAATGAGGAGGAAGAATGAAACTTGAACATCAGGTCTGCACTTTGGAACAGGCTAAGGAATTTGATAAGCTGGGATTGAAACTTGAAAGTTATTTTGTATGGCTGGAAATAAGTAAGGAAAAGAAGGAATGGATATTAACTACCAATCTCACCTATGTAAAATCAGAGGACTTTTGTGAATATTCAGCCTATTCCTGCGCTGAATTATGGGGGTTATTTAAAACTGTCTTAGACCATGAAAGTACTCATACATCAACTTATGCTTGTTTACATGAATGCGCTACAGCCATATATAAATCCAAAATACCGGACGCACATTTTCTGGCGGATAAAATCATTGAAGCTTTAAAGATAAAAATGATTAAACCGGAAGACCTCAGCCTTTAAGGATAAATAATGAAATATCTATTGATTATTTTAATCTGCGTATTAACAATCGGATGTCACAGATACAGCGATATGGATTATGCCACTGAAAACTGTGATATTAAATACAATGGGATATGTTTTTTTCAAAACCGTATTTCAGCGGAAGATTATGATGAGGATAAACATTTCAACATTTTTATAGGGGATGGTCCATGTACATTAATAACCCCCGATACAGGCTGTATTTCCGGTTCTGATGAGCATTTTCAAATCAGAATACAGCAATGGACTAAGATGGACTATTATTTTAAGAAAAAACAAATTGATTAAATAACGCAGTAACCCCGACAGACAGGTCTTTTCACCCGCTGCCGGGGCTTTCATACTATCAAATATGAAAAATAAAATACCATTATAATGTTTTTTACAGGATAAAACAACTTTAATTTCCCCTTTCTGAAAAAAAAGATTATAGTATCTTCAAAGGGGCTGAAAGCGCCGCAATGTAAACATTTAATATAAAAAATCATGGCAAGAACACTGGCGCCGGGAAGATTCACCAGAACAGATCCCGGAGAGGCTTTCAGGGCAAACGGACTGATAGCGGCCTTAGGTAACAAAGGACTTTTCGGAAATCATCTTGATCAGTTTTTATTCGAGGCCCACGGGTATGAGCACATCCTGGGTTCAGTTTCTCAGGTTTCGGCGGATGTGGCCACCATCACCTGGGATCAGGCACAACAGAGGTTTGAGGATAAAAGCGGTACAGAGGTTGTTCTGACAGATCATGACCGGATAGCGGTTATCGGGATGGATACTCTGACGGACAATATCGTGATTGATAATATCACCGGACTGGAGATATTTCATATCAGCAGCACTCCGGGACAGTCCGGGAATAATCCTAAGTTTCAACTGGGAGACGCAGGGAGCGGAGAACCTTTTAAAATCATGTTCGGCCCAGGCACTTCGGAATGCAGATTGGATTTACAGACGGATAAGACTTTCGCGGAGTTGGAATTATCAAATCTCAGCATCACCCAAAAGCAGTTCATAGCCAATCAGGGTAAAGATAATCAGATCAGAGTCAATGGTGAGGTGATCTATGATCCTTCTTCAGCCGGACAGATAATCAAATATGATACACAACCTTTAAATCCTTATCTTTTAAGAATGAATGGCGCCTTAAAAGCTTTTGCTTCTAATGCGGCGGTTGATAATCTGGCCTGGTTCAGAGATCTGAATATTGCATTGGATGGCCAGAGAAGTGACGGAGCAGGCGGATTTACTGAGAATCAAAGCCGTTTTACTCCGGGAGCCGCCGCCGTTTATCTTTTCAAGCTGAATATAGCCCACCGCTTTTTTACCGATCTGTCGTTCTTTGATACAAGACCACATGATAGAACCGACCCGACAGGGGTCAGTATCGCCGCTACCGGCGATTTTGTTAATTTCTCGAATACGGTTACTTTCCAAGGCGGCATTGCGAATATTAAAAACGGGATGAGAATTAACGGAGCTACCGCTCAAGGCATACCGGACGGATCATTTGCTACTACAATTCTACGGAATATAAATACTACAGCCGGAACAGCTCAGATGTTCGACGCTCTGACCGGAGCGGCTGTTAATGCTACTACGACAGTCAATGGTGTATCCGTCACTATGAACAATTCAGGAGCGGCCGGAGGCTCACATGATGAGGACGCTTTTCAGAATATTACAGGAACTTTCGAAATAAGGGCAAACGGAATTACTTCGACACCTAATCTGCCGGATGGTGTTTATTCAGGTTTCAGTTTCGGCGGAGGTACAGCTGTACAATCAATTAGCGCAACAGGAAGTGCCGCCCGCGATAGAATGAATTTTGACTCTTCCAATTCTGCCGGAGCCAGAACACATGATCAGACTCAGCCGATTTCAAGTGGCGTATTCTATTTTTATAAGGTTTAATAATGGAAACATACAGAAAAAACTACCGGGTGACTACAGAAACCCAGGCTCAGGCTTTACTGACCGCTCAGGATGCTTTTTATGATAATCCGGACACTGAAAAGTCTGCTCCCCCTTTGGATTCTCATTTATTGAAAATCTGGAACGGAGGCACACATCTGACCTGGCAGTGGGATGATGAAAGTCAGCAGGAATATAATCAGAGAACGGATAAGGAAACGGCTGATGCCGCTGAACAGGATAAACTGAAATCAAATAATGATTATTTTCTGGATGTGAAAATAAGACCCTGGAGAGATCAGCAGTTGGTCAATTGGATAGATGATACTTTTATGAAGCCATTGAAATACAATCTGAACCCCCCACAGGAAACTGAGCGCAGTCAACTGCGCCAGGAATTACTGGACTGGCCGGGACTGACTGATTTCACAACCTATAAAACCGATACTGGAATAGATGATCTGAAACCAAGCGCCCCCAGCTGGATAGTTTAATTGATGAATTCCGACACAGGTTCTGTAATCATGGTTTTAATTCTGTTTACAGGGTCAAAATGAAATCTCTCATTAATGGAAGTATCTGTATTTCTACCATTTATTAACAGTTTGCCATCATTGAGACAGGTTAATCGCTCCATATCAATGTTGTTTATAATATTTTCAAAAACCGACAGATCACGTTTAATCTGCGTTAATCTTCGATAAAATACAGATACTTCCTGTCCATCTATAATCTGTTTTGCATCATATTCAGAATAAGCATAGATAAAATCCTGAGTCAGACAAATCCGGGGGTTTGCCAATACCCCGTAATTAAACCACTGAATTTCTTTAATATCCTCATTACTCCCGGCTATCACATAAGCTTTCAGATAATTCCCGTCACATAAAAGCAGATTCTCAGACCTTGTACAAGTCACCATAGAAGTCCCGATAACAGGAGCGGTATTGATAGGATCAGGAAGAGAACCTGACGGATCAGTGATAAATGCTTCATAAGCCACCGGGATAGCTGAATACATGGCCGGAATTCCGGTGTTATCGTTAATACTTCCATCCGCATTAAAAATAATATTCCTGAATTTCATGGATGCTGCATAACCCAGATCCTCACTCCCGTTTTTATAATAAAATCTGGAGGCGTTGATTTCCGGTATGTTTTCTATACCACCATCCGGCCTGATCACATGCCCACCGCCTAAATCGTGATAAACAATATTCTCGCCGTTATCTTTATTCAGAATCACAAAATGGCCGACCGGGGCATTGATCAGCTCTTCCTCTTCGCCTGTTTCCAGGTTTAATGATGTCAGATAGCCCTCAGAATTGAGATAAAGGGGTTTACCCTTGTACTGCCTTATCAATTTATCGCTTTTGAATCCTGTGGACTTTTTAGGGTGTTTAGAGAGGTGATGTACTTTCCCGTTACTGTCGGTAATAAAAGAAACATAATCGCTACTTATATCCGGTCTGTACTGCCCATAGATACTGTCACCCGTCAGATAATGCACATTTTTAAAACACGGTTTGATATTATCTCCGCCTCTGTTTCTGATCTCAAGCCCGGAATAAGTCACGCCGTCCAGTCTGCCTAATTCATCACAACGCTCCGATACGGATTGCCCTGATGCTCTTCCGAAGCCTGAAACACCGGAAGCGCCTCCGGTGTCCTCTTTTTCTTTCAAAGCCAGAATATCAGCCCCGCCCAGATCAATGGTACCTATAGCTACAGTCAAGGGAATCCCGGCAGAGTTACCGGCAGGACTTGAACCTCCGCAACCTGACAGAACAGTAAAAATGATACCGGATACAATCAATATGATTTTCATAACATAACTCCTATGGATTATTAATTTAATACCTATGGTCTGATCTTACCTGTTAAATAGAGAAAATAAAAGATTTATTTTACACCTGTATAACGGGTAAAAATACCGGGATAATTAATATTATTTTTTATATTAAAAAAACTATTGACAATAATATTAGTCTAAATAGTATATTGGTTAAAGTTAATATTAACCTTAATAAAAAACTACAATGTTTACAAAAAAACCAAAAGGCAAAGCAACATCATTTTTCATCCCGGCTGATATGCTGGACTATTTTGATAATCTGAAGGAAAGGGGGATACCACTGAGTTACACTATAATTGAATTTTTCAGAAAGAGTGAGGATTTTAAACATTATCTGAAGGAGAAGGAGAAATGAACTACACGGAAAACAGAATCAGCAACGCATTCATCAGAGAAAACAACCTTGATAAAGTGAGAATCGAAGACGAGATACTTTCTTTGAAAAAAACACTGCATACAGACCGTTTTGTGTGCCCCGGTATAGTCGTGGCAGGGAAAACAGAAGGCAAATGGAAATATTACCATGCCACATATTTAGGTGAGATAAAGCCTGATATCTGTACTGAAATAAAAGTGAAAAATCCGCTGGAACAGGCTTATATAATCGCTATAATAGAGGAGGAGGAATGTCTGAAATAATATCCTGTGAATGTACCCCTGACGGCTCAGCCTATGGATGGTGTGGTGTCTGCCTCAGAATTCTGACAGAGAAATTCCGGCAGGCGATATCGGAGGATGAATATGATAAAGAATATAAGCCCGGAATTCAGGAAGAGAAGAACTCTGTAACCCCCTGTGAGAATGAATCAACTTCATATACCACAAGCATAATCAGTACATCCTGGGATGACCTCGACAATCGTACACAGGATATATTCAGCACTCATGGCATTATATATTAACATTAACGCGGAGAGTTACAGGCTTGTCCGCTATTATACATAAGAGACAGAAAATGGAAAGAGGAATCCGGAATTCCATCAGTATTTTTTGCGTAAACAATCAACAATCGGAGAAAAAATAATGAGTCCTTTACAAATCCATGTTTTATTGCATTATTATGCACGTACTGATGTATACCCTGAGCATAGTAACTCCGTAGAAGAAGCGGTTACAATATTTTTAAAAGAGGAAATATTAACACTTCGGGAAGAAGCCTGTAGACACGTTGATATTAAAAGTCTGTATCGGACTACAGATAGAGGCAAAGCATTAGTAACTCTTTTGTGCCACATAGAATTCCCTACATCATGCTGGCTCGATCATGGCGGAAATAAAATAGACATTTAAATCAGATATTGTGGAAATATATCACGCAAAGAGGATTTCAGATGAAATGGAGACAGAGAGAGTTGGAATTCAGGGCTTATGTGCCGAAAACTCATCATATGTATAAAGATTTTAAAGGAATAGGAGAATATGCGGTGTTAGAAGATAATTATGCATTATCAATAACAAGCCCTAATATTATAAAAGTCCAATACACCGGGGTAAAGGACATCAACGGAAAGAAGATTTTTGAGGGGGATATTGTGGAATTTAAAAATATGAATAGAGAGGCCACTGTTACTATTGTCAAATATTGTACCCACTCTGCTTCTTTTTTACTGTATTGCCGTTATGGTGAATCTGATATAGGAGAAGAAACGGAAAATCCTCGGCAACGTCTTCCAGAACCCGGAGCTGGTCGAGAAGTATAAACTGGAGCTGGGAGAGTGAAAAACGATAAATCATACACACTTCGGGGGGACATATGAAATTACTGACTTTTGAGGTACTGCCTGAAGATTTCGATTTCAGAGTAGGAGATTCAGTAAATGTGGATATAAAAACGACTGACCGTGGGGTACTTCAATATCAATTGGGAGAAATACAGACTACAGAGTATATAGGTATGAAAGGGAAACCCTATTTCAGGATTCAGATAGATGTAAGCGCCCGGATCACCATCATTCCCTACACAGGAAGAGATTTCCCAACAGCATGTGAAAACTGCGGCGTTGTGAAAACTGACGTCCGAAGCGTAAGAGATCATAATCTTTGTAATCAATGCTATATTCAATTACATTGTATTACTGAATGATGCGGCAGAATAATGAAGTGTCCGGCTATAGTAATACATTTAACATTGTGTGTATAAATAATTAAATTTATACACACAATTATAAAAAATAGAATAAGAAGAAAAAATGAAACATACTAAATTAATTTCAGCTTTCCCGGGAACAGGTAAGAGCTATTTTACCCATATTTCAACTAAAATAGTCCTGGACAGTGACAGCAGCAGTTTTGACAAAAAATATTTTCCTTCCAATTATATTAAACATATACAAAAAAATATCGGGATAGTTGATTATATCTGTATAAGCAGTCATGAAGAGGTCAGGAAAGCTTTAGTCAATGAAAAAATGGAATTCATTTTGGTATATCCTCATATGTCTCTCAGAAGTGAATACCTAAACAGATATAAATTACGCTCTAGTACATCTCAATTTCTTGATTTATTATATGCCAATTGGGACAACTGGGTAGGGCAATTAATAAAACAAAAAGATTGCACCCATGTGCAACTGAAAAGCGGCGAATATCTATCAGATATAATTGAAAAACCAACTACCGAAGGGAGAGGAGAGTGAATAATTGGATTACTTTGTTGGTTGGTTGGAACAGACAATCACATGGTTATTGTCCTTAATGTAATAGTAGTGCCCCGGAGATTGATAATTGTCCGGTATGTTCAGATTTACCACAAAAGTGGCCACCAGATTATTTGTAAAACAAGAAAGATGGGAAAAATTTAAAAGGTATAAAAATGATTAAACAAAAAGAAACTGAAAAATACAAAAGATTATCTATAAAATGTGCTGCAGTCCTTGAAGAAGATAGTAAAATAATTGTATCTCAGATTGAATTACTACAAACCTTTAAAGAGCATATAGATGAATTAATACGCATTAATAATGAACTGGTACAATTAATTGAGAAGGAATAAAAATCTGAAGGCAATTAACTGTGTGTATAACCGCTATTATACACACACTTGGAGATAAAAAATGGATAAAGAAAGAGAGATATTAAATATAATTCATGATGCGACTAATATAATTTATGATCAGCTGAAGGTAATCGGTATTGCATTTACAGAAATGTCAATAGAGATGGCGCAACTTAAAGTTCAATCAAAGCAGGAATTACTGGACGCAGGACTGAAATTTCAAGAAAAGATAAAGTATTATGGTAAAATAGTTGACGAGAATAAAAAGGAATTAAAAGAGTTAAGCGCCGCAAGTGAAGATAAACCGCCCACCGAAGGGAGGAAAGAGTGATATACAGATTAGGGAATGCACACAAAGCCTTCAGTTTTGAAGAAGCCCTATATTATTTTGGCAATATTAATAATAAGGACACAATGTTAAATACTAAAAATACAAGTTTCGCCTATCGAGAGGGGAATTTAGATAAACTGTTTCACAAACATGATAACCCCCGAAGGAGTTCCAGTATGGCCATTCTTTCTTTGCATCAAGAAGTTAATGACATCACGATTCTTCTTAATAAAGAACAGTCTATAGATACTACTTTAGAACGGATCGAAGCAATTGTGGTTTGGTTACGACAACAACAAAATAAAGACTGACATTGTGTATATAACCGTTATTGGGGAAATTATGGGTAATCTTAACAAAGTATATTTAATCGGGCGTTTGGGAAAAGACCCTGAACCGAGACAGACTCAGTCAGGCAAAACCGTCCTGAATATCACGCTGGCTACAAGTGAGTATTATAAAGACCAGTCCGGCAACAGACAGGAACGTTCGGAGTGGCATAAAATAGTGCTATGGGAAAAGAAAGCTGATGTAGTGGCACAATACTGCCGGAAAGGGTCTCAACTGTTTTTAGAGGGCAGTCTCCAGACCAGAGAGTGGCAGGATAAAGAGGGGAACAAGAGATATACTACCGAGATTCTAGGCCGGAATATTCAGTTCTTAGACGCTAAACCGCAGGGGCAGGCACAAGGCACTAGAGCCTCTCAATATGGAGGAGGAACAGATAAAGCCAGCAATTACCCCGGGTATCAGACTGCTGAAGCGCCACAGGGTGAAACCATGACATCAAAGGTTAAAGATGAGGAGTTCCCGGATGATGATACTCCGTTTTAAATTTAAACAGGATATTGTATGAATACCGAAAAATCTACAGGCCATAGAGGTAAGCAGGCAGGACATGATCTGTCCAAAATGCCGTCGCCCCGGAATGCCGTTCAGTGGTATGCTCAGAGAATGGAACAGAGATTAAAGCTGACGGATAATGAGTCTGATTATATTGATGAGCGGCTTGATGTATTATTCGGTAAAATGCAGGTGAACTTATACTCATTGTTTTTCGACATCCATGTCTACACTGAAAACACCGGGGAAGTCAATGGAAAAAGGCTTATTGATAAATGCGCTGATATAGGTATAAGCGCCATGATGATTGCGGATCAGGTTAAAAGAAAGATGTGATTAAGCATACTCCACAATTCTTATAACGGAACCTATTTTACGGGTTTTTACAATACTGATCATATCCTCTTCTGTGAGAAGATATCATATGTCTAAAATAATCAAAATAAAGTTCCCAAAACAGCCGAAACACTTTAATTGGCAAATACTTTGTGGGTATTGGGATAAGGAAGGCGGCTGGTTTCGTTTTGGAACAAAAGGGTGGGGGTTATCTCTAACCTGCTGCCGACCTTTATTTTCTGAAAGGAATGGTTATAGAAAATCTCTGAAAATAGGTTCCGGATGGAAAATATTATATTTAGCCCCCACAAAATGAGTTTTAAAATTATGAGTATAGATTTTCCAAGAGCTTGGCAATTAGCCCATCAATCAAAACCTGAAGACCATGATAAAAACTGTAGCTATATAAATCCAGGTGGTTTTTTATGTGATTGTGCCTACTTACATAATCATCCAGATCAACAAGCAGACATTTTTTACGGGGAAGGCAGGAGAATCATTAATAACAAATAAAGGCTTTAGTACCCCACGATCTTAATAACAGTACCAACCGCCCGGCTTTGGTGTTTAATGGTTTCTATCATCTTCTCAGCCGTAAGCAGTTTTATTCCTACTCTGTAGTTTTTATCAGTCAGCCCTGTCTCTTCCCCTGTTTTTGCATTGGATGTGATAAAACAGCCGGCCTCAACAGTCACAGGTGTTGAGGCATTGACATAAATCACTGTTTTTTTATTCACTGCTTTATCTAAACAATACACCCATAAGCGCCAGACTAAAGGATTGCGATAGAGAGGATTAGTCATACTTTTTTTGTAGATTCTCTCTTTTATGTTCTGCTCCTCCGGAATATCCATAGGAGTTGTCAGCTGCACCTCTTCATTTTTCATCAGAAAAGAATCATACCCTCTTTTTTTAATATGCCTGAGTGAGTTTCTGAGTAGAAAAGACACCCCCTCACCTTTGAATTTAAAGCTCAGTTCCTTACTGTTTTTCTCTACTTCCTTGAGTAGTTCCGTAGTGATTCCGATAGTTGTTTTCATTGGTGTGATTACTTTTAAGATTATATTACCTGGATATATATCTAAGTAATATAGCAAAGATATATATCTTAGTCATATACTTTAATCATTGTTTTAATTATATTATATATGTATAGTTTAAAATATTATATTTATCTTGACAAATATAATACAACAATATTACTATAAGTTCATAATTCAATATCAGAGGACACACATGGGAAGAATAAAAAAACCGACTACAAAGCAGGTCAGCAGTGCATTATCTGTTCCACCTGAAATTAATGCCTACTTTCAATGGCTGAAGGAAGAAGAAATTGAACGAAGTTCGTTGGTTGTAGAATTAATCCGAAAATCCAAGCAGTTTAAACAATATCTGAAGGAGATAAAAGATGGACAAAGCTGATAAAGCAAAGACAAAGCTGAATCAAAAACAGATTGAGAATCTTATCATTCAACAGTATAAAGAGGATTATCAACGACTGGAGAAAAGAGTAAAAACAATAGAAGATTATCTGTCCGGCAAACCGAATGTCTCTCTTTATCAGGAGGGAAGACCCCAGGGGGTGAAGGGACAACAGCCGAAAGGAAACGAATTTCGTTGTGAGATGTGCCAAGGTGTTTTTGGTTTAGGTTGGAGTCCGGAAGAAGCTAAAGCAGAGGCTGAGATACATGGAATGGATATTAAACATTGCAAATTGGTTTGTGATGATTGTTATAAAAAAACCCCTTGGGGTAACTATTACCATAATAACCTCTTGGGGACTATCTAACACTACATTAACTACAGATTTATAATAATGTATAAAACGATATTATACACCTCTTGCAAAACACGAATAAATAATAAAATAAATTATGGCTATTATACGAGATATGGATCAAAAGGAATGGAAGGAATGGGTAGATGGCAGACCTGTAAAAATGCGGGCAATGTGCATAAATCTATCTCCTAATAGGCTTTATAAAATGAAAAGTACCGGACATAGGGTAATGATATATTCATTCTCTGAAGATTTAACTGTAACTGTTCTGGTAAGTAAAATATATAATGCAGTTGCTTTTGAAAGAAAAGTATTCGGGGTTGATCCTGATGATCTGGAGGAATGTAAACTGCCTGACGCTGATGAACTTACAGGTTCTTTCGAAGATATTTTCTTAAATGCAATTAAGGATCGTACAATAATTAATAATTAATAATAAAATGAGGAAAAACCGGAAATACTTTGACAGCACGGCTATAGGCTCAAGCCTGCTGAGCACTTTCATAGAAGAAAGCCCGGATCATGCTTTAATAGAAGTAAAACCCACCAACAGTATGGAGAACGGCAGAGTATGGGAAGACCTCGTGGAGCATTATATTGTAACAGCCAGAGGTGGTGAAAGCGATTTTACAGACAAGTACTTTATCTCAACCGTATCAGACTTTCCTAACCCTAAAAAAGTTCCCGCCATTCCTGAACTGCTGGACAGTAAAGATGTTAAGAAAGCGGTTAAGGAGGCCTATGTCTGGAATAAAGATAAAAAAGCGTTGAACCAGACCTATGTGGTTTATCATAACCTGTTGTATGAAATACAGAGCAATAATCATAAGCGCCCTATTCCTACCGGATGCTGGGATAAAATGCAGAAGATGTGGATTAATTTTAAAAAAGCACAATGGCAGGGGCAGAATATTTTTGAAATGCTATGCGGATTACCTGCCGTTAAATTCCAACAGGAACATTACTGGACGGATTTAATATCAGGGGCTAAGTGCCGGATGAAAAGCGATATTGAGGCCGTTTATGAGACCGCCTCCGGTAAGCACGGCTGGATTGCTGATCTTAAATGTACAGCGGGTATAAAGAACTTCAACAGCAGAGGAATTAAAACCAGGTGGCAGGACAGACATTATTCAAGTGGTTATACGCAACACTGCTATACAGAAGATATAGAAGCGCCTCAGAATGTAATATATATCATATCTGATATACAACCACCTCATCTGACATATGTCAGAGAAATACAGCCTTTAGACGCTATGCAGCTTCAGACTGTTTACGGTGACAGGTTAACTGAATGCTGGGCATGGATTAAAGAAGGAAAAAAAACCATAGGTTTTAAAGAAGAGAGTATGAACCAATATTTCAAACCGGTCAATTAGAGGATAAATTATGCCGAAACCTGATAGTCCTGAAGGAATAGCAATAACAGAAAATTATCTGGGTATGATGGATAAACACAGAAAACTTTTAACCGAGGAAATAGAAACGGCCACACACAGAGGGAAAAAATATATCATTTATTCCCATGCGGTGGAAAAATATTTCACTTCAGTTTCCTCTCTTTTATCTGCCTACAGGGCAGATATTAACTATAAAGGATAAAACATGAATCTACAGAAAAAAGAGCAGATAGTCCAGATGGACACAGCAGTAATAGAACAGTTTGATGATCTGGTCGCGTCATGTGTTACGGCAATGTCGGAAACACATTACTCAATCATGCACAGTATGACCTTACTGACAGGGATTAAAGAACTGAAAAAGTTTTTCAATGATCCACAGATCAAAGACCTGGTTGAGTCAGCAAAGGGTAGTGAAGCCGGATTCCTGACTGATGAGAGACCCGCGAATCCTAATAAAAGAGCTGTACAATATACATATTCTCAGGTCATAGAGGCTTTGATTCCTCGTATTCTGGAAGGATACCGGATTACAGGTAACGAAATCAATATCATTTCCGGTAAGGGCATGGCTGTAAAAAGGGGTAAATTCAGAAAAATTATTGAAATGACTGATTCCTTCGCTCCTACCATCGGCAGTCCTCAACAGAAAAATAACCAAAGTACTTTCCGGTGTACCGCTAAATGGACAAAAGACGGTAAAAACTATTCTATCGGTATAAGCGAGAATGATCCTTGTCTGATTACTATGAAGTCAGGAAGCCAGTATGATTCTATAGATAAAATGATAGGGCTGGCTGAATCTAAATTATACACAAGAGTCCTGACCCGTCTGACAGGTAATTTTATGGATGAAGAAGGAACATCCACTACAACAGTTGATATTACCCAAGAGGCGGAAGAGAGTAAAAACGCCGAAATCATCAACCTGAAAAAAGTCAGTAAAGACCCTGTTGATGATAATCCCTTCCAACAGAAAAAAGAACAATCGCCGATTGAACATATACCACACCCTAAAACATCACTATTGGAAAAATACTTTGCTGATGAAGATTATGTCGAGGTATTCGATATGTTGGAGGAGACGGGAACAGTAACCAGACAGAAGGTCAAGGCTGTTATTCTTGATGACGACGCAAAAGAAGCTCTCAGTATATTAAAAGCAATAGATAAAATCACCCGGCAATGAAAAAATTAAAACTGTATGTATGGCCTGATTTTAAGCCGGATTATTATTCCGGCTTAGCATTCGCTATAGCAGAAACAATAGAGGAAGCTCAGGAACTAATAATAGAAGAGGGGGTGGGGGATGACACATCCGATTGGGGTTACATAGTAGAATACCCAGTAAATCAAAAAATTGCTTTCTACCGAGAAGGGGAGGAATGAGCGAACACGATAACCAGGTGGAGTTCTTTCTTTGGGTAAGAACGAATGAACTCTACAATAAAAAACCTGAGATAAGGGACGCTATGGGATTGTGTTATGCCGTTCCTAACGGAGGTATGTTCCCCAAGAGACAAAATAATAAAGGACAATGGTGGAGCCCTGTAGCTAAAAAAATGAAAGCTGAGGGTATGACTGAAGGTATCCCGGATATCAATCTTGATTTTGAAAGATCAGAGCAATGTGGTATGCATGGTTTGAGAATCGAAATGAAGTACCGGGCAATATCTTTATCTGACAAACTGATGGTGAAACATCGAACAGGTGAATATCTGGTTGATCTCAGCAGAGAACAGAAAGAAAAACGGCTGTTGTTTATAAAAGGTGGCTATAAATACGTTATATGCTACTTAGCGGCAGAAGCGAAGCAAGCCGTGATGGATTATCTTCCTTTTGATAAAAATGATTATGTGGGGGTTTAAATGAAAGATGAAATGGCATTCTGTATATTTATATTGCTTGGATGCGCCTTTTACGACCTGATTAATGTTCTATGGTATTCAGTATTCTCACTATAAACGATAGTATTAATAAAAATACTTATGCCGTTACCACCCATCACAGAAGAAGATCAACTGTCAATAGAACAGATGATCAGAAAACTGGTCAGATTCAGGAAGCGGGAACACGCACACGGGCGTAAATATACCATGGAACTGGATGACGCTATTGAAGCCCTCAGGCAATATGGTAATCTCAAAAGATGGTGGGATTATCCGGAAGAGGATCGATTGTAATATTTAAATGTGGAGTGAGAGAAGATTATGGTAAAGGTTGAAAGGTGTATGTCAGGTGTCTTTATATCTGCGTTATTAATTATCATAAGTATGGGCATATGGGATGTTATATATTTGTATGCGGACAGCAAACAGAAAACTCAGGAGAGCGCATATATAAAATGTTATTCGGGAGGGCGTGTATTTTTTGAAGGCCAAAGTATAGGACGCATATATGGAGACGCGAATAGTGGTTATGTCCTTACAGACAGCAGAGAGAGAAAAAAAATACAGGTCACCGGAAGCTGTGTGATTATTTATAATTATTAAACAATACTCTTAACAAACGCCCCGCCGTCTGAGCCGTCAATAAGAGTGGCGACACCTTCACCGGCTGCACCTCCTGAAGGATTATCGGAGACTATGAAAGCATTGCCGATCAATTGTAATCCTACTTCCAGACCTACACCGGCCGCTTTTATGGCCTGCATAGTGAGGTTTATCATATCCAGATCAGAGACGCTGAATTCACTGAAGTCATTAACAAATATCCACATCAGTATAAACAACGGAAAAATCTGCTGAAGAGCCACCGCGCGGGGTTCAACCAGTCTGGCCAGATTGAATAATAAAACATTGACCTGTCCGGCGCTTCTGCTCAGATTGATTTCTATTCTGATTTTCAATCTGAAATCATCATCATTATTCCCCTCCCGGGAAACATTGAAATCAGCCCCGAATCTGTCAAGCTGAACACCGACCGAATTGGTTAACGAGCGTTCATTAAGCAGTCGTTCCAGGACATCCTCCAACACCTGGATTCTTTCAACATGGACTTCCGTTAAAGCATCCCAGTTCTCTTTATTTTTGTACTGCCAGACCGCCCGATCCTGCGCTGCGTCAACATAGTCTGTAATCGGTAAGATCATCACCTCTGTCATGGCAGTCCTGTAATATCTCCACTGTCGATCACAGCCAGATCAGTTGAGGGGATTACTATAGTGGCCTTATTGGTGGGGGCCGGAGTGATATCAAACTCAGGATCGCTGGTGATGACTCCATCCACAGAGTCAATAGCTCCTTTAATCAGGGAAGGCCAGACATCACCTCCTAACTGGAACGGAATAGCGATAAGCGCCGCTATGATCAGATCGCTGCCGTTTGCAGGAAATACAGTGCCTTGTACCGGATCACTGTTAGTGGTTAAACCGTTTCCGGCATCTACAAAGATATTGACGGTAGCAGGTCTGGAAAAAGCTACAGGCTGAGGTTCTCCGGCATTATCTATAATGGTTGTGGTTTCCGTACCATCCATAAATATTCCGGCTGATACAGCCTCGATAAACAGAGTATTGAAAATATCATTATCCGCTCCTCCGGAAACCACAGCCCGGATGGAGTGAGGAGGCAGACCGTTGGTATCGGTAAAATCAGTTACATTCTGAAATACCTGAGCAAAAGTCACTCCGGTTATATCCAGTAATTTAGCTCTGATAGCGGCGCTTGTAGCCGCTCCTAAAATCGCCAGACTTTCATCTGCTCTGATTCTGACTTCAGGGTCGGTTTCAGTCAGTCTTCCTAAAACAGCATCATCAGCGTTTTCCACCCGATTGATTCCACTAACAGCGGTGGCAATGGTATTGATAGCACCGTCAAGCGCCTGGATAGGCCCGTTCAGAACTGATTCAGCGTTAAACGGTGTGGCTTCCCTGACTATGATGGTTCCGGTGGCCGGTGTTCCCGGCAGAACTCCGATCAGTTCATAATCAAAAGTGGTGGCTGTAACAGCTGTGATTTTCTGTAATCCGTTAAATTCCTCCTGTTCAGCCCCTTCGATAAAAACAAAGCTGTCCAGAGGAAATGAATGACCGCCGCCGATGGTGACGGTTGCGGTAGTACTGATACGAGTAAGAGTATCCACCGATTCATCAACCAGGGAACCAAGAGTGAATCCGGCTGTATTGAAGAATAAAGCCCCGGTTCCCTCCACAGACATTCTTAAATCCTCAGCCGCTACAACAGTGGATGGTGTTCCGGCGGCATACACTATAACGGTTGAGGGTAATCCTCCCTGTCTCTGAAGTTCGATAGCCTCCAGAGTTCTGTCTAACGAGATACCGATTGCCGTAGCTCTGTAGGGTGAATCATTGACCGCCTCTATTTTCTCCTGAAGCAGTTGTTCCCGCTCAGCATAAATGGAGAGATTTTTACCGATATTGGTCTCATCTCCTAACTGAGTACCCACACCGTAATGCTGAAGATAGCCTTTTCTCGGGACACCATCTACAGTATATCCCTTTTTTATCTCTTCTTTTATTTCAGCCAGAGATTGAATAACCAGGCCGTTTTCATCAAATATTACAGGCATATTATATTGTCACAGATACCGTTAGCGGTATAGTTGAAAAAATGGTGGTGACTGTTGCGGTGATATTGAATGTGGTATTATCATTCAGAAATTCAGCATTCAGTTCAATCAGAGAAACCACCCCGAAAACTCCGTTGATTTTCTCAATGATTTCCGTTTCATTCTCAAGGCTTAAATTCGGAGCGCCCAGAATCTGTCTTTCCTGCTCATCAGCGTCCAGATATCTTAAGCCTTCATCCAGATCAAGAAACCAGTCAAATTTAGCCTGTCTGAGTACAGTACCCACCTGTTGAACAATAGCGTCCTGATCCTCCAGAAGTACAAAATCGCCATTCTCAATGGCTAAGTCCTGGTCTGATTCCTCTTTGAAGATGATGAATTGAGCGGCCATTACGGTTTAGGATTAGTTATTGTAGTCATAAGAGTCTGTAAGGCTGTCAAAAGAGTAACAGTAGCGCCAGGCAATACACCACTTCCTATTAAAGCGGTAATCAGTTTTAAAACTATATCCAGTAATTCCGCTGTCGGCGTACCGATCTGGAATTTTGTACCTGTAATCCCCGCTATTTCAAAAGTATTTTTCAATTGAGGAATTAAAGGAAACCAGGGCAGAGTTTCCGGATATGCTCCCAAGACCGCCACAGCGTCATTTATATTAAATCTTCTGCTTTCTTCAGGAAATTTGGATTGTCCACGACTTTCACGCCATTCAGTCAGAGAATGTTCAGAAATATGAACCATTACTTTTGATCCTATCAGATACTCTTTAGGAGGTCTTATAATCGTTCCTTCTGTTCTGGATGAATAAACCAGAATAACATTATTAATCGGCTTAGGCTCCACCTCTGCTTCATTGCCTAAGAATTTAATTTTGATATTAGGCTGAACATTCACCAGACTATCTTCCGGAGGTAACGGATCAATAATAGTAGCCGGAAAACTGGTTGAGACATTGTCGAATATGCGGGCAACAACGGCCTCTACTCCGGCTATGAAATTATCCTGTTCAGCTGTCATCTACTTACAATCGTTAAAATACTTCATAGGAAAGTCACAATTTACACTTTTCTCAACGGGTTCAGTCACTGTTTTAGAGGAGCATCCCATCATCAGTAATATACTTATCAGTATCAGATATTTTTTCATTTTTAAGCCACTGCAAAAGTTATTTCAGGTTGATTAGTCCGGTTGAATACGGAGATCACCCGGCTTTCAAATACTCCGTCCGCTCTGTTGGTTCCTGAATGGATGAGCTGTTTTACTACAAAACGTCCGGTGGTAGTGAATTCCGTCCCGGCTCCGAAAAAAGACTGGATAGTATCTGAGAGTAGAAGCACCGGGGATGATATTTTCAGATCAGGATCAAGCATGATTTTAAAATCAGCACCTATTTCCGTAGGCTGCGGAGTTCCAAGCAGACCTGTGAATTGATCATAAATCGTCGGAGGTTCATCCAACGGAATACCTACCGGATTAAAACTGGTTGCTACATCATCAAAGGAGATCACAACTGAACTGAGCAGACCTTTACTGATCCCGTCAATGACATTATAAGCCGTTCCGGTAAAATTAGTAGGGTCTTTAAATACCTGGCCATTCAGTCTGCTATTTAAAGTATTTCTACCCTGCGGAGTGATTGTCGCTCCTATATCCTGAATAATTTTCAGAATAGCTGTGCTTTTAAGTTCCCCCTTAGCAAACGATCTGTTTATAGGAAACTGCATCAATTCATAAAAACTGTTCCTGCATTCAATTCTGGTTGTTTTTATAGCCCCTTCTCTACTGGTGATAGCAGAGATTACAATCCCTGTGAATATTTTCTTAATTCTGCCCTCATAACCTGCGAATATCTCAACTTTACGTCCGTATCTGAAGGCCAGAAAAGGCTTTCTGAAATTGATTTTAGAAGCTGAATCATCACTTAAGTTAGAGATATCTATATCAGCCCGGTTAGGTTCAGTGGACAATTGTTTCTCAACCTGGAAGTCGATTTTCAGCGGTTCAGCGCCTATGATCTTAGGCACCTGCACCCCTGTTGTCGGGTCAGGAGTACCGATCACCACCACATCATCAGGGTCATCCCGGTTAGTGAATTCAACTCTTACTTCACGGTTAAAGAGGAAGTCTGTCATTCTATAGTAATATTTACGTCTATTTTTCTTATCTGATTTTTACTTATAATTTCAGCGATATTTAAAGCATTTTGTAATCTTGCATTATCTACATATGTTAATGTCCCTATCTCTTTTTCCCATGTCGGGGTACCGCTATAATGCTCAATTACAATTTCTTGATTATTTTTTTTCATTCCGTCTCCGTATATTGTAAAACAACCCTGTCTCCCAGGTTGGTTTTATTCGGTTCAGTATTCAATCCGTCAAGATCAACTATCCTTAAATCACCAGGTGGAACCACCAGATGATGAAACTGTTTCAGTAAGTCCTGACCGCCTGCCAACCGGATGCCATTGACCACGTCAATAAAATCCAATATCCAGCTGTCTATCCTCAGATTATACGTTATTCTGAATGAAAAGACCACACCTTCCAGCTCTTTTGTGAAGGAATAACGGAAAATATCATTCCTCAGAGGAACTTCAATGATAGCCATTTAACTTATATCTCCCAGTGTAATCAGTCCGAAGGCAGTATGTTCAACAGGCTCAATCACTGTCTTAGTAGTTCCCTGCTGTCCGGCTCCTGAACGTGCCACGATAGGCAGTTCGGCGAATACAACCCGGCACATGGTGCTGCGGCCATCTGCGCTTGAACGTGGTACATCAAGATTTTTAATAAACATATCGGTATAAGAAGCAAGCCCGGTGGTTACAATCAATTCTCTTTTACCCCTCTGCCAGCCTAACAGTCTTTCAAAGGCTTTCCGATCTCTGCCGTCCGCTGACTCCTCAATGGATTTCAACGGATTGAATTTACTGATGGCAAGGGCACTGAAAAGCAGATCAAATTCAAGTATGATAGGCAATATTGTAATATGATCCACCACTTTTGAGCCATCCTCTATCGGTAATTCAGAAACATCTCCGGCAAAGCGATGATCCTCATTCATGGAAGCATCCACCTCCAATAGTTTTTCCGTTCTATCGGCCGGTTGGATCAACAGTTTAGCCTCTGTAGGCAGAAAGATAGCCATTACTGATTACCCCGGATAACAGTTGTCCTTTCACTCTGTTCTTTAGCCGTTCCTATCACCTTTCTTAATTCCTCACCTACTTTTCTGGCTATCATCGAACCGTCATCCGTCGCCCCGGCCTGTACGCTGATAGGAGCATTGATTGTGATAGTATTAGTGTTATCAGTATTATTAGTTGTGCTGCTGGTAATACCTCCTCTGAAGCCTCCTACTTCCTGCCTTCTGAAGCCTCCTGTTAATCCTGAAAAAAAATCAGTCAGAATATTTTGAGATTCATCAGTTTTAACTCCGGTGGTTTTACCTATATCAGCTAATCCTCCGAAAGCACCGAAACCCCTTGTCTGTTTTTCTGTTCCCCGGAATACCACTTCTCTGACTGTGATTTCACCACGAAGAAATTGTATAAAACTATCCAGAATCGCTACAAGTTCGTCAATAATATCCTTAAATAAAGGTAGGGACTTTTTACCTATCTCAACAAGTAGTTCATTAACTGTATTAGCTAATTCTTTTTGTGCCACAGCGCCGGAAACAACCAAATCCTCAACCAGTTTACGTGTACGGGCCTGAGTTTCAGCAAATCTTTCCTCCAGAAAAGCCTTACGGGCTACAAGCCCCTGTTTACCGGGATCAATCCCGGCAACTTTCAATAATTCAAGCTGAGCCTGATCAAAAATACCCAATTGTACCAGCAGATCAGTATTAGCATCAGCAATAAATGAACTGATACCCTGGGTTACATCGGCTACACTCTGCCGGGTGGCGATTGCGAATTCAAGGGCGGGTTTCAGAGTCCGGATTAATACACCGGGATCAATCCCTTTGCTGAGGACTGCCAGAACACCGTTTAATAACTCAAGTTCATTAGTCAGTTTACCGACGACCGGATCAGCCAATATATTTTTAATCTCTGATCTGATAGGCTCAAAACTGTCCTTAGCCTGTAATCTTAACTGAGTAAGTGCCTGAGCGACATCTGAAAACTTAAGAAATCCGGCAAAACCGATACCGAAAGCAGCGGCCGCAGCACCTCCTATAATTTTAAAGCCTTTAAGAAGAGCAGTACGCAGATTATTAAGATTGACCCTGTTCAGCCCTTCCAGATTACGTCTGGAACGGTTGATAGCGGCATCAAATCTGGTGGCGGGTGTAGGATCGAATTCGAATCCCAGCCTTGCTGTCAGTTCTCTGATAGTAGCCATATCACAAGGTGAGAGAGGTTGAAGTATTATCAGTTTCAGGAGGGGTGGACAACCAGAGATCAACAGCCTGTTTTTCAGCAAAATAGATACATTTAAGCATGTCCCGGTAAGTCCAGTTGTCCTCTATTTCAGTGGCGGTGGCTTTACCTGTAAGTACTATTGCCCATTTCAGAAATTCGTACTCTGTAAAGTCATCCTCTGACTCATCGGAATGGGACTTTGCTTTACGCCTCGGCTTTCTTCTGTGTTTTCTGTCGTCCCCGAGGACTTCAGGGTATAAATCCCTAAGTCTGATAATTTTTTTTTTATTTTCTGAACAGTTGATCCGAAATTCTGCTCATAAACAGAGCCTAACAAAGCCGGGATATGATCATAATACTCACAGAAATGCATTTCATAACCGCTCTCCGTATCTTCTGAAGCGGATTGAGGAGATATCACACAAGTCAGGATTATATCTTTAATGAATTTATTAAGTGCCTCCGGGCTGGTGGTTTTCGTCAATCCGGTCAGGACACCGCCTATAGCGACAAACTGATCAGTGTCAGCAATAAAACCACTGATGAATGACTCTATGGAGCCGCCCAGTATTTCATTGGTTCTGAATAGTAATATACTGCGCTGCGAAGCTTTAAGCTCTCTGATCTTATACTTTACATTATCTATGCTGATCTCTTTTTCACGGGGTAGAAAGGTCATTAAACATTACCTCCTACTATTAATTCCAGATGAGTGACTATCAGAGTCCAGGTACGGGTCTCATCACTGTCTTTATTGAATCCGAAATCAGGGAACTTTTTAAAAATGGCTGTTCCTCCGGATGCTACGGTCTTTCCACTGGCATCATCAAACTGAAAAGGATAAGTGACACCGCTTTTAATACTGGCCTGATGCAGAATGGATAAAGATGTATTATCACCCGAAGTCTGAAGCAGATTGATATCCACTTCAAAAGCGTTATTAACAGCTAATACCAGGCTGCTTTCTCCGCTTGCTCCCTGCTTATGGACAACATTATCGCCTAACTGCCTGAATGCTATGAAAACTCCGTCAGACCAGCCGGATATTGAAATCCCAGCCGGACTTATACCTATAATGGCGCTGACTTCTGTTGCCTGAAAAACACCTGTTTTATTGGAAGTAGGCATATTTTAATCCTTTTAAGTGATGATCTCTAAATTAATAGCCAAAGATAAGATTTCATTACCGCTTCTGACTTTAATATCAAAACGGGCTATATTAGCGGTTTTGTCGGCTAACGGCACCTCAGCCGCACGCAGATAGTTTATTTCAAAATTCTGAGTATCGTTAAGCGGTGTGATTCCATCTCTGTCCAGCTGAATATTCAAAGGTTCCTGTAAGGCGTTGGCTATTGTGGCAAGGCTGGCATTGGTATAGACAAACTGTTCAGTGCCGATGAAAGCCTGTAATCCGGATTCCTGTAATCTTATTTTGAGGAAAAGAGCAACGGCCTGGACTTTTACTGTCCGGCCTGATACTAACCGTCCGTATTGCAGAGCACGAGCCCCGGCCAGATTTTTGTAGAACATACCTCCTTTTCCACTGCCGTCAACCCTGGCTACAGTTAAAGCCTGGGAATCACTCAGAATATCATCAGGAGTAGCCGCAAAACCTGTGAAACTTTTATAAGCCCAGCTTGAACCTCCGATCCCTGCCGGAGTTCCCAATTGTCTGGACTGAATTGCTGTTTCTATGAATTCATACCGGGCGAAATAATCTATGGTTCCGGTGGCAGCTCCATCAGAAATTCCCGTAGCGTCATAAGTGAAACGATCCGGATCAAGTACTTTCAGAACTGTTTTATTGCCGTTCAGACCGGAGGGTGAAGCGCCGCTGACTGTCAGATTATCACTTATTCTTAATCCGTGATTAATCTCCGTAACAGTCGCAATCTCACTTTGTGTCTGTCGCCAGTCAATACCACCATTGGCCCCTGCATTATTTGCATCAGCTCCATCTGCTACTCCGGGAGCCGCATAAGTAAAAGTATTCAGGGTAGGTACGCCTGTGATTG